ACCCCTTTCTGTCCGTTTTAGTAAGATAACTATCTTTAGTACTTACATATTGACTTTTAACACTACATATGGTACAATACAAGCATACCACTATGAAATGAGGTGGTATGTAATGAATACTCGTCAGACGAGCAAGTCTGTTGCAAGCAAGGCTTCCAAAATACTTTCTAATCCAAAATCAACAAAGACTCAGAAAAGTGTTGCAGCCAGTGCTCTTACTCAGACAAAGACAGGCAAGAAAGGTAGATAAGCCTGTCTAAAAATTTTGGAGAGGGTGGAACATTTCGCAGATGTTTCACCCTTTATCTTTTAAACAGTTCCTCTATTGGAACATCTGGAAAAAACTTTTGCTGTATAGCTATTGCCTGCTCCAGTGAAAAGCTTGCGTTTCTCCTGCCGTGAAGTTTGACCGACAGCGTACACTTAGTTATGCCAAGCTCTTTTCGGATAGCTTTATGCTTTATTTCACGTTTGCTTATTTCTTCAAGCAAACGTGCGTATGGTTTGTCCACTTACCCTCACCCCCTCTTTAATCACTTGTTGCATTATGCAACTCACTGAGTAAAAAAATATTTGCCGAACTCTCCAGCATCAATGTGGAGCAAGTGTGACAGTTTCTCAGCCTCGTCCAAGTCAAACGGACGAACATTGTTTATTTTCTGATTAGCTGTAGGTTGAGCTATGTTTAAACAATGTGCAACGTCAGCTTGGGTCAGTTCAAGCTCCTTCATTCTACCCTTGATCTTGTTCGTGTTTACCATATGCCAGCCTCCTTTCTCGTTGCATTATGCAACTTGCTGCATTATCATAATAGCACATAACTTTTCACTTGTCAATAGCATTTTGCAACATTTTTTTATTTTTTTCAAAAAAGCTATTGCATTATGCAATTTAATGTGATATAATCATTATAACGAAAGCAGGTGAGCAAGATTTGAATACCATAGAAATTGGAAATAGAATAAAAGCTGCAAGAGAAGAAAAAGGACTTACACAAGAAGAACTTGGTATCCGTCTTGGATTGAATAAATCAACTATCCAAAGATATGAGGCAGGAAAAATTCTCA